AATTAAGAGCCTTACTTTGTCTTGTTGATCTATTAAATCAGCAAATTCATAATCCGCAAGAGATACTCTACGTCTAGCGTGAGGTGTATCTATTTGTGGAGTGTCTGAATGTCTGCTTGTTTTTTCAACAGCAGTTACTGAGCCAACTTGATCAAAAAAAGCATTTTTTCCAACAACGCTTTCTTGTCTGACTTTGTCTCTTAATAATGATCCCATTTGTTGAGATAACATTTGTATGTTAGCAGAATACTGCTGTACAAATGCTGTAGTTATATTTGTTGACATAATTGTCTCTCCATTATTATTATTATTATAAAAAAATCAGAAAGGTTATCCACTCACATGAGTAGGCAATTCTTGGATTTAAACTCTTTTAGAGTAGAAGTCTATTCCTTCTTGGCAGTAAGGTTCTTACGAATTTTCTTACCTACTATCCAGTTATAGTATTTTTCTGCGATTAGCAAGGGATCATTTTTCTGAACTTCAGATCCTGTCTCCTTAACCAACCGCAATATTTCTAACCGAATTTCTTGATCATTAAGATTATTTATCCGCATTTAGCATTTCTCTTAATGTATAAACTTGTTGTACTATTTTATCGTGATCTGGATGTTGTTTATTCCAATAAGGTCCATCAGTATCATTAGTAATAGCTGATATTTCAGTTTCAATGTCAGCAACTGTATTTACATTTTCGCTTTCAGTTGCAACAATTTTATCTTCTGACATCATTCCTGCTATTTTTGCAAAGCCTTTTATTATTTCTGGATGATCACCAAGTCTTATTCCATTTGATAAAGTCATATCTAAAATTTCTGGATTAATATTTGCTTTTGCTAATGCACCAGCTTGTTTAACTTTACCTTCAAAATCTCTACCCCATTCTTGTCTTAACTCTTGTTCAGCCTGAGATTGAGCAGTTTCGGTATCTATCTTTGCTTGTTGTGCAGATCCTTCCATATTATTTTTATAAAAATCTAATATACCTGCTGCTTGTTTATTATTTAATCCTAACTTATGAGATTGTTCTGCAAAAGATTTAATAGCATTTTCATCCATATTAACTATTTCTGACTTAACATCAAAATTATATTTGTCTGCAGATTCTGGTCTACCTAATTTTGCATATGCTTCATCCCATGCTTCTTGTCCAGAATTTTTTGTAGGTATAACTATTTTATCTTGACCAATCATTTTAGTTGCGTTGATATAACTTTTTGCTAACGCATCTATTTCTGTAAACTTTTCTATGCTTGGATCTTTTCTAAATTCTTCACTAATAGAATCTTTCCAAGTAGATGTTGGTTGTGCAGCGGGTGTTGCTACTGGAGTTGTTGGTTGTGCTGTTTCTGTAGTCGTTTTTTCTACAGGCACAGTTTCCTGTGTTATCTGTTCATTTGACATTTTTATTTTTCCTTATCGTTTCGTAGCATTGATTTAATAAATAGAATGACACTACGTTGTCCTTCCATATATGCACTTTCATGGCTATCACCTTTTACATTAGTGGTAGAATGATAATGACATCTTTTTTCAAGGTCAGACAAAACCTCTTTGCCTTCGTCTGTATTGAATATGTATTGATAATTTTTTTTTAATCCTGCTAT